TAGAAAAAAAACGGATAAAAGGCACCTGTCAAATTTGGCGGCGGCGGGTTATAGTTGATGTTGTAATCGGAAAAGAGGGTATTTGCCCAACTAATCAGCTGGCCGGAGTAAGACCCAGTGTCTACTCGTGACTGGTCTGGCTGGTTGTTAGATGCGTCAAAACAGTAGCAGAACTCTGCCCGGGTGCAGTTAACACTTAGCCTTAGACTCCTGAAGTCTTCTACCTCAAGGCACCAGCAGTCCTCTTCGCAGGCCGCTTTGGATTCGTACTTAAACCCATCAGTTTCCCACCCAGAAGCGGGCTTGTATTTGCTGCACTCGGTTTGGGTTCCGTACTTCCAGCAGTAAACACTGCAATCAGTATCCTCACAACTATGCCCTGCATTAAAAAATTCCCCGCTTGCAGTATCGCAATCACATGCCGCCTCAATGCTGCACGTTCCGTCGAGCTTGCAGCACGCCCCGTGAGTATTAGCTCCGTCAGTATTAGCCGGAACGTAGCACTTCAATCCGCCGCCGCCGCAACATTTTGAGCATTTTCCGCCAAGCATCCCCATCTCAGCACTCCGAAGCAATCAGATACCACACCGCACCGTCCCTGGCGATGGCACAGTTGACATCGGAATCGCCGGCATCGTTGACATCGGCGAATAAATTCAGGGCATTGACCGTCGCAGATGTTGCGCTGCTTGTCAGAGTCACGTCTTTGTACGCTCCCTGATTCCATGCCCCGTCGAAAGTGCCGATGCGGAAGGAAAGCGGCTGCTGGCCGGGGTCGTCGAGTCGGGGCGGCGTGCTGCTACCGGATGCCCCAGGCAATGGCGTTCCGTTGACCCTCGCAACCGTCGTGCGGAGCTTCTCGACGAAAGGCTTCGATAGCAGGAACGAATCAGGCATTAGTAGAAACTGTTGATGCCAAAGGCAGAGAAGTTATCCCCAAACAACATCTCTGGCTGGGTCTGGGCGCGAATCACACGAGGAGGGAGGCTTCTCGATCTCGGCGAACCGTCTGCATTCAGCAGAACCGGGTTAGCACAGTTGATCTGACGCTCACCTCCATTGACCCCTGAAGCAGGAACCTGGGCTCGCATCTTTCCGCCACCCTTTAGCCTGCGGGGAGAAGCGATGTTCAGCTGTTCGTCAAGCGTGTAATTTAAGTGCTCCTGTTCTACGGAACCTGAATTCAGACCAGTGTTGATGATGTTGTACCCCGCGTCGACAATGGGCTGGTCCCATCCCAGAGCGGAATCACCGTAGGTCACTGACTGACACCAGTTGATACGGAAACTAAACTGGAACTCAAGCTGAAATCCACGAAAGCCAGACTCGACGTAAGGAGTTACATTCAGTCCACGAAACATACAGGTATGAATCGGAACAGAGTGACCGCTGAAAGTGAACACGTCGCTGTTAATGTACCCAGTGTAAGCCAGTATGTTGCTCTGGTCTGTGTATGAGTACTGGGTGATCGAAAGATCGACGACCGGCTCAAGACGTGTCAGCCCCTCAAGCATATCCCCGGCTGAGTTTCTGAATACGCCTGGCCCGACCCACCCCCCACTCTCGTAGACATAGCCGTCTGGGGCTGGCACCTCCTGAAGACTCGATGTCATTTGGTAGAGGGCTGGCCTGACATCTGGAGCACTGAGCTTTGGGTCGCCGCCTGTTCCACCGCCGCCACTACCGTCGACTCCACCAGGCGTTGAGCGATACCGGAAGGTGACGATCAGCACCATCCGCGAGTCGCCGTCTGGCCGTGACTCCCAGCCGACGCATGGCACCTGAGTTCCATCCGAGTAGGCCGAGCCGACATCTATGCCGATCAGAGCGGGGATGTCGATTGTCTCGGTTATGTTGTCACGCATGACCTTGAACGTGCGCTTCGCCGTATCGACGGACGCGCCGCCTTCGCTAGACCGCGAGTACGAGTTCCCCTGAGCGAGTTCGACGAATGTTGCCATGATTACGGCCCTGCTGTTCCGATAACGGTGGTTACGTTTTCAATGCGTTCGTTGATTAGTTTTAGAACAGTGAGCTGTTTCTCAAGCCCTTGCAAAATCGGCTTGTCGCGGTTTGCGTCGTCCCCGCGGAGCATGCGGTTAAGTTCAGCCCTGCCTTGCTGCGTGTTCACGTCTTGCGCCTGAATCGCTTGGCGGCTGACCTTCGACCGCTCTTCGTCGAACTGGGCAATCTGCTCGGCGGCGTTGCCGGCAATGTTGTCGCGGGCGGCCTGGAGGTTCTCAAGGAATTCGCCTTCGAGGGTTGCCTTGAGTTGGGGGAACCGGCTGAACAGGCCGGCCAACTCTTCTAGCGACAAGATCCCATCTGCAAGCTCAGGCAGATTAGGGGCAATCTGTTGGAGTTCAGTCGCGACGTTTGAGAGCGAGGCGTTCACGGCGTCGTCGAACTGCGACAGCCCCTGCTCGGCTGCCTGCTGCTGCGGCGTCTTTAGTAGTTCCTGCCCGCGGTCGACCGACTGTCGCTGCTGCTCTTCCTCTGCCCTTCGGCGATCCCGAGTGATGTCATTTCGCTGCTGCTGCTGGTCAAGTTCGTCGGATCGACGTGCCAGATCACGCCCCGCTGCCGATGTCTCAAACGACCGGGCAATACGCGCCTCAAGGAGTTCGAGGCTGTTTCGCTCGTCGGCCGTGGCTTCGCCAGAGCCAACCCTCCTTTGGAGGCCATCTCGTTCGGCGATGTCCCGCTGCAAGTCACCACCTAGGTTCCCCGCCCTGGCGTCTCGCTGGAACTGCTCCTCGGCCCGCCGCCTGTCAGCACGGATACGCCGTCGTTCGTCCTCAATCTGATCCGCCTGGAACCCTGCCTCAATATCGTTTATCTGTGCATTAAAAAGGTCTCTCTCGGCCCGCTGACGCTCGGCGGGGGTCGCGTCAGCAGGAAGGGAGTCAAGTTCCGCCTGCCGACGATTCCGTTCCCGGCGAGCCTGTTCTTCTGCGCTTCGTGCCTCGCCGAGGACGGTGTCGGCAAGGGTACTCGCAACCCGGTCGAGTGCTTCGGCGAATGCTTCGGTTGAGCGTACGGCGGACTCAAGGGCAAAGCTCTGGTTATTGAGGGCGTTAAGCTGGCGTTGCCGTTCCCGAATGTCGTCTCTTGTCAGTGTGTCGTCAGCGGTGCCAAATCGCCCGTCCTTGCCAGCAGCATCCTTCAGCTCATCCTGAATCCTAGACACCTCTAATGCTATTCGTCGCTGTTCCGCTGCAATTGGCCCGAAACCGTCAAGCACGGAATCAATAGTAGAAAGTGCCCGCCGAAGTCTTTGCCCGATATCACCGACTGTTCGCTCTGCATTTACAACAAGGTTCGCCGTCTCTCTCGCGAGTGCTTGCCTGACCTGTTCCAGTAGCAGCCCAAGCTCTGACGCCTCTTTTGTTAGTGCGTCTCGCTCACCACTAATTGCGCTCCCAAACGGATTAAGGTCTGTGGCGAATATACTTTTCCCTTGAAGCTCGGTCAGGTTGTCGTCAATCGCATTGACCCTGTCTCGAAGGACGTCTCTTGCCGCAAGAAGGTCGTCTCCTAAGTCCCCCGCGGCCTCAAACAGTCCTTCAGTCAGCTTTGAAAGCTCCACTTCACCAACACGAAGCTGATCCTGAACGAGCGGACTCTCACGCCGAAAACGCGCTCGGTCGCCGAACTGAGACGCGACAAGGTCACCGACCCGTGCTTGCGTCACGTTGTTAACGCTTTCGGACAGGCGATCTAGTACTGTTGCGAAATCAACCTGCCCGCCTTGTTCACGGACTCGCTCAATCTGACGCTGCTCGGCCTCACGCGAAAGCTGTATCTGCCTTTGGAGTATTGCTCGCTGTGTGCCGTCTGGTGACTCTTCAAGCTGGGACTGTAAGTCAGCCTGCCTTGCTCGCTCTCCCTGGACGCCAGAGTCAAGCGAAGCGGCAAACTCTATCTGCCGCTGCGAAGCGTCAGTGACGGCCTTGATTCTCGCTTCAAGCTCTCTCGCCCGCTCTGTCGCTTCATCAAAAATTCCACGGGTCAGCGAATCCCCTAGTGAGTCAAGGGATTGCTTCAGTTCCTCGACGAGGCTTTTTTGGCGAGCAAGGGCGTCATTCAACGCCTGCGTCTTGTCTTCAGCATCGACGCTGCCGTTTGCCCACTTGAACAGAGCCACTGCTGCCTGTCCTGCAAGTGCTACTCCTAGGCCAACAAAAAGCCCTGTTGTTCCGCCAACAACAAACGCCAATTGCGTGACGTTATTCTGAACCGCTCGAATCTTCTGCGAGATATCCCCAGTCGCCGAGAAGAAGTCATCGATAGCGAACGCTGCCTGCTGGAGCCCAAGACTCAGTTTGTCAAACCCGCCGCGGGCAATATCGCCGCCGCGCTGAATCTCTCGGAACGCTGCGCCAGTCCTTATCTTCCCAGTCGCCGCAGCAGCATTAGCAGCCTCCTGGGCAATCTGCCTCAACTCCCGCTGGAACGCCTCTGAGCCGATTGTGCCTTCGGCGGTAGCCCTCTGAATCGCCGCCCGCATTCGGTCGAACTGCGCCGCCGCCTCGCTGCCAGCTGTCGCACCGACTCGGTTGAGGATCTGCTCAAGAGCCTGAAGGTTCCCGATGGCACCGCGAAGGGCCGAATCGTCGAGACCATCGGCAAACGATTTCAAGCCCTGAGCCGCACCGATGCGGTTGACTTGAGCGGCCAGCCTCTGCACGTTAGTAGATGCGGACTCAATTTCTTCCGAAGACCTGTTTGCAGAAGTTCGGATGCGAATGAAACTGTTCTCAGCGGCCTTTAGTTGAGGGACGAGCTTTGTTCCAACTGATGCAGGAAGAGCGTCGATCTGCCCCCTAAGTGACACTATCTTCTGACCGAGTTGGTCTACAAGCCTTAAAGAGTCATTTCCACCTGCACCGATCTGCCGCCTAGCTGCTTCTTCTGCGCGACTTTGGAGGTAGCCAGCAGGCAGTTGGGTGGCCGCTATAGGCCGGTCACTCATATCTGCCAGAATGTTCAGTCTTCTGCTGGCCGCCCTGCTGTCACCTAGCTCATTGAGTTCGCTGGACAATGACCTGACGATAAACAGTTGGTTCTCAAGCCTCGCGCCGATGTCATTTACGTCAGTTCTAAGCCCACGGGCTCTCGCCGACTCAAGACTTGCCGAAAGCTCGACTGCCTTAGTGGCAGCCACGTTTAGGTCAACGACCAAGGCATTGACTGCGGGGTCGCCACCAAACTGTGTCGCCCGCTGGCTTGCAGCACGGCCTGCGTCCAATGCTCCTGCTAGATTTGGATTCTGGAACTGAAGTTCCTGACCAGTCGCAAAACCACCAAGAGTCGACTGTGCCTGTTCAAGCCTCCTTATGGCTGCGGTCGTCTTCTCGACGCTGGCTGTTGCTCTTTGGAACTGCTTCTCAACAGAAGCTGCACCAGCACCGCTGCTAATTAGATTCTCAAGCCTCGCCACTTCGGCCTGCGCGCGGTTTAGTGCTGGAGCAAATCCTGACTGGAGTTCTGTGGAGAGCCCCTGAAACTGCTTAACAGCACCAGCCAGCGGTTTTGCGACCTGATCTGCGGCAACCGCGAGACTTCTGATCTGATTAGCACTTTGCTCTAGCCCGCGAAACTTGAGGCTGCTCCCGACCCCAGCGTCTAGTGCCTTATTTAGCCTTTGGAGTGGGGTGATGATACTATTGAACGACTTCTCTGCACTCGAAGACGCTCCGCGAATTTGGCTGTCTACGGTCTTTGCCCATCTACTCAAGCTTTCGCGAGAACTGTCCAGACCCTTCCGCCAAGGCGTAGGGTTTACGGACAAAACCGCAGAAATCTTACCGAGAACCTTATTCGCCATCGTTCGCTTTCTTCCTTGAAGCCATCATCTCGGCGAATCGCTCCATCTCTGATTCCATCGCCGATTTATCCTGCGGCCGCTTCACGACCACAGGCATGAATGCCTCTTCCTCTGGCACCCGCTTGTAGTTCCCACTCGCGGCCATGACCACTCGGCAGAGACGGGCTGTTTGCATCCAGCCGTCGCTGATGGGCCACCGCTGATCGTAGGCGTACCACTCGCTTATTTCTCTACTGTCACATTCTTCCAGCAACCGCTTGACAGTCATTCCAAGAGCTAGGGCTAGCTTGAAATAGAACTGTCGCTCAGGTCGCCGGAAGAGTCGTTTCCCAACTGCTCCACATCCTCATTTCTAAATGCGTTAAGAGCCCACGCCTTGTCAAAAAGGCGGGCCAGAACTACCGCAGACTTCTTGCCCAACTCATCGACTTCCTTCTCTGTGAACAGGCGTTCGCCCTTTTCGTCACAGAGGGTGAGGACAAGAAATCGCGAGCGGAAGTTCTTCATCTTCTGCTCGCTGTATGCCTCCTCGAAGGCATCGCGGTCGGTGCCAGAAAGCACCTTGACGCACACTTCGCCGCCCCACTCAGGGACTTCGACTGTGTCTAACTTGTTGTCGTTCGCTGCCAGAATCTTTGACTTGCTAAGTGCCATGTCTGTTCGTTCCGTATGTAGCACTCGCCGTCCTGGCAGTGTAAATTTCCTTCTGTTAACCGTACCAGTCGGTTATCGTGAACTGTAATGTCCCCCTGATCAGGTCGCCGACCGATGCTTGAACCGTCCCGCCTGTGCAAACGACGTTTCTGGAGAGGCCGTAGGGACCGGATATCGAAAGGGGTGCCCGCGTTCCGCTGAGATCCTGTGGGTTGCTAAAAGAGTTATCTGCTAGGAAGTCGACAGTGATCGTGCCTGGAGTCTTTTCCCCAGTAGGTGCCATCACATTTGCGCCGACGAGATCCAGTGCAGCCGTCATGTCAGTGAGAATGGCGGCTGGCGGCTCAAACGAAAAACCCGTCACTGTGAACGAGTTTCCGTTGAAGGACGCTGAAGTCCCTTGAGCCGTCAAGCCTGCCATGCTTCACCACTAATAAACACGAAATGTCGCGGTGCCAGAAACCAGCGAACCAACGGAACCAGTGATCGACGAAGATTCCACCACTCCAGTGTATGCGGTGGCGAAGGGGCCGGTGAATGACAGACTTCCAGACGTTCCGGCGGCAATGAGGTCTTCGCCGATGTAGTCGATCGAGACCTCGGTGTCGGTCGCGAAACCGCCGACGTACTCACGGTGGCCGCCAGGCACAATGCCAAGGTGGCTGCCATCGATCAGGTCTTGGCTTTCACTGACAGTGAAAGATGTGATCGAGTAGTTAGTGGCACCGAAAGTGAACGTGGTTCCTTGGGCTGATGAACCGGCCATAT